ATGCGCACCCGGCCCAGCCGCCAGTTGGCGTCAGCCGCACCGTAAACATCGAGAGACGCCTGCCGCCCGGTAACGCGCACGTCGGTATACTCAGCGGCGTTGTACGGCCCCCAGGTGGTTTCCGGTCCTTCCGGCGTCAGTTTGGTGCGCATCTCGAAACTCACCTGGCCGAGCGTGGCTTCATCCGGCACCAGTTGATTAACCGACATAACGCGGTCACCGGAACGCCCGATCTGGGTTGGTCCCGATTTGGCATAACGCTGACTGGTCAGCGGCTCACCGTCCGCGGTCCAGCCGTATTCCTGCTCATACAGGTTCCCGTTATCGTCGACAGCCATCGGATAATTGAAGACCCCGGTATCCTCCCAGCAGAGGCGCACCAGTTTGCCGATTGACCAGTGGTTCTCAAGGTAGTTCCAAACCACGTAACTGTCGTTCTCATCCGAGTTCAGGGAAGGGTAGAACCACCACACTTCGCGAAATTTAGCGTTCTGCGCCGCGTAAATCTTGGAGATCTGGATGAGGTTGATGTTTCCGATCAGGTAATCGGCGATATCGCACTGCAGAGGACTGACGGTGCCGCCGTCGTACAGGAAAAATCCGCTGCCGGACATCCAGACCGCGCCGGAATCGAGAATCGCGACTGCATTGGAACTGATGGCTCCGCACCAGGAGCCGACGCGGCGAATGCCGTACACCAGCGGCGGACCCATAAAGTAGACAGAGTGGACGTCGGTGTCGGTCCAGACGACGACTTCGGCGCGGAACCGGTGCCCGCAGCGTATCCGGCCCTGCGACTGTACTTTCAGATCACCGGCCAGATTGAGCGTGTCCGGAATCCAGGTGGTGTTGTCGCCCTCGTCCGACCACATGATGTTACGGGGATCGCCATTGGCACCGAGCGCAAACTGAAAGCGTTCGGTGGATACCAGAGTGGCTAGACATTTGGTGGGAGCGTTGGCGATAAGCTGTGCCGGCCCCTGCACGTTGATGTTCCACTGATAGAGGTTCCCGTCTCCGGTGGAACAGCCGACCAGATACTGGCCCCAGTTATCGAATGACCAGGTGGTAGCGTCGAGCACCGGAGGATTAGCCGGGGGCGCTCCGTACAGACCGGCGTTATACGGCCCGAAGCCGTAACCTGCGCCGTAGAAGCCATCCTTGCGGCCCACAGTGAGACCGGCAGGAGTGATGTCGTAGATCGATCCGCCGTTGAATACATACAGATTGGAATGAGTCCCAATGGCCATCCAGCGGTTCTGCGTGTTGTCGCGCCAGGAGAACATCTGCCGCGCCGCGCCCTGCAATTGCGGAATGGTTTTGGCTGGTTTCATCCAGCCGCCCACCGGCTGAATGGTTCCCTCATACCAGCGCACCAGCGAGGCATCCCACCAGCGCCCCAGACTCTGGTATTGAGTTCCGTTACGGTACACGCCGGGAGGGATCGCCAAATCGATTAGCATTTATTCCCACCAAGTGACTATCGCTATGCCGGAACCGCCCGCAGCACCAGCAACGGTTGTTTGCCAGCCGCCGCCCCCGCCGCCGCCGGTATTAGCCTGTCCAGCCGTGGATGCTATTAATCCGTTGGTGCCGTATCCGCCACCGCACGATCCGTTGCCACCAGCCCCGCCACCACCGCCACCGCCGCCTGCATAGCCGAATAGACCAGACCCCCCTGAGGAGTTGACGCCACCGCCACCGGCCCCGCCGCCCCCGCCGCCTGCAGTAGTTGTGCCGCCATTTGGAGCGCCAAACGAAGCGGCAGTCGATCCACCGGACGCTCCCCCTGCTATAAGCGGAAAAGATCCTGGCCCATTTCCACCACCCTGACCACCGAGAGCGGTCACCAGCGATCCAAAGGTGGACGTGCCGCCAGTTGAGCCTGGCGTTCCCGGTGCGCCACCACCCCCGAGAGTTACCGTAACCGCACCAGTAATTGGAACGGTTGCCGTTACCACCGAACCGCCGCCGCCACCGCCGCCGCCGTTACTGGTGGCACTGTTCTGCGAACCGCCGCCGCCGCCGCCCACCAGCAGCACATCCACCCAGCCCGCCTGCAGCAACGAAGGCGAAGGCGTGAATGTTCCCGACGCCTTGAAGGTCTGACTTTTCTTGACTCGTCCCTGCAAATAAGCCATGCATCCGCTCCTTTAGGTGGCCCACCAGTTCACGCCGTCGTTGACGAACAGCAGTGCGTCGTTGGTGTTGTAGATGACGAAAGTGGGAAGGCCGTCAATCGTGCCACCGGCGCTGTTTACAGTGACTGTCGAAATCGTGGAATCGATCTTCTTCACTCGCACCAGACGCCCCGCGTTGCCTGCGGCGGCATACAGCGTGATCGCGACATTTCCGCCCGCCGCATTGACATAGACATTCAACTGCTGGTAAGTGGGGGAGAGCGCAACTGATGTTGTAGCTGCCAGACTCCCGGTCGTATACGACACCGCCGCCGACCCCTGCACCGTGGCGTCCGGAAAGAAGATCTGGGTGCAGTGCACGTCGCCAGCGGTGGTGGCCCCGATGACAGTCCCGTCAATGGTGCCGCCGGTGATGACCACCGCCTCCGCGTTCTGGGTGGCTATATCGCCGCATCCGAGATTGGTTCTGGCCGTCGGCGCATCAGTCGCGCCCGTGCCGCCTGAGGCAATCAGCAGCGCCGGAAGCGAATTGAACAGGGCATCGATATCGTCAAAGTCAGTGTTGAGCTTGGTTCCCCAGGTGTCGGAGGAAGCGCCGACTTCCGGCTTGACCAGCAGCAGATTAGTGGTATTTGTGTCAGCCATAATCTTTATCCGATCCTCGATATGCTGGCGGCCATGACGCCCCCGCCGTATGTTGCGTCTTCGTCGTCGCCGCTGATTTCCTGAATGATGTTCTGGTAAAGGCTCTGCCAGACCTGAATGCGCTCGTCGTCTTTGAGATAAGGAGCGCTCTGCAGGAGCGCCCCGTAGAGATAGGCATCCGGATGACGCCGCAGCAGCCAGTTGGTGGGGTTTGCAGACGTAAGCGCAGGGATCTTTGAGTAGTAGGAAAATTCCGCCGTATAGGTCATGTCAGGAGCCCGTTCCACTTCCAGAAATCCTCCGGCAGCCGTAAAATACGTTGGCTGTCCCGGCGTGTCGGCATGCTGGGTCCTCCAGTCAGCCATCTGATCCGGAGTGCGATACTCCAGCTTTTGAGTTGGCGAAGTACTGGTGATACGAATAAGCCGCCTTCTAAGAAAATCGACAGGAAGCGCTACGTACTGCGCGTCAATCACAAAAGCGTCATTGCGCGTAATCATGTCCTGAGTCTTCAACCGGCGGTTCAGCTGGGTCTCGGCGAGAGTAATAAAATCCGGCACAACCGGCGTCAGATCGGCGCGATTCAGCGTGTCCTGAACAGAGCTAACCAGTTCTGTGAAGGTTGAGAACGGCATCAGAGTGTCCCCGGCCTCGTGCGCAGTTTGAGGTTGTCGGCGTCGTTCAGAAACTTCTTCAGAGCATCCGGATCGCTGGCAATACCGGATGCCTGAAGTTGCGCAAAGACCGTCGACGGAATGGATGCGACCTTGCCGCCGATGCCGTCGCTCCAGGGGGTCTGCTTCTTTGTCGAGGCGTACTGCTCCCGGTTGGCCGCCATCAGTTCATCGATAGGCTGGATAGTTTCGATCACAGCAACGCCGGTGGCCGGGTCCCAGTGGAAGATCTCGGTGATATCAGTTTCCGGATCGTAACTCAAAATCTGGCTGTGCATGGATTTGAAAAAGCGGGGGCGGCAATGGCCGACCGCCCCCTTGTTGCGGAGCGTTACAGTAAGTCGGCGGCTAAACCAAAAGCCGCCTCGTTCAAGACTTTGAGCGTGTATTCGGCCTGGATCAGCATCTTCGTCGTGTCGCCGGTCTTGGCCAGAGGAACAGTTTCGAAAGAGCGGAGATAGGCGGTTTTCGCCATCTTCGTGTCCACTAGGATGGCGTCCCGGTTGCGCTGAAAGCGGTTGGGGACCACGTTCAGCGTGGCGAAATCGCCGACATAGACATCCGCCGCGCCGATGATCTGCGCCTGTGATCGCGACCCGACGTCGCGAAAGCGGGTGGCCACGCCGGAGAAGCCGGAAACCACGGCCTTCTGCGCCGCTCCCACCATAAGGATGGTCGGCTCCGCACCATTCTGGAAACACAGCGACAGCACGTTTTTGAGGATGGTTTCGGTGAATGCCCGCTGGGTGCCGTCGGTGCGCGCCGGCGTCGGAACGCCGGAGGTGTAAGTCGAGTTCGCGCCGGTCGCGCCCAGATCGGTATTGGTCTTGATCCAGACCGGCAGGGACGCAAGCAACGGAGCAACTGCCAGAGCGGCTGCGGTACCGGCCTGATTGAGACCGACCATTTGGAATTCCATGTCGCGTTTCAGTTCCTTGGCCTTTTTGGCCAGCTGGTACGACATTTCCTTGCCCGGACGGCCCGCCTTATCCACGGCATCCTGGGTGCCGGAAACAATGGCGGTTTTGCGCGAGATCTGAGTTCGATTGCCCACCCTGACGGTTGGAGTAACCGTGTCGAAAGCAGTGATGTCATCGCCCTGCAGTTGCGCGTTAGCCGCGGCGGGGGAAAGAGCGTCGGTCTGCCATTCGGTAAGTGTTGCACTGGCGGTATCGCGACCGATGCTGTTCATAAACGGCGTTTCGGTCGGACTGATATTGTAAATTGCGTTGGCGAGGTCTTCGCGATTACCAATCGCTTGAAACGACATGAAGGTATTGGTGATAACTCCCAAGTCAGCCTCCCTTGGTGGCGTGATAGAAAAAATCCGCAGCGTCTTCCACGCTGCCTGACTTCGCAAGCCGCTGACTCGCCTTCACTGCTCCGTTTACCTTCTGGGGAGATGCGCCCGGCCGCGCCGGGCGCGTGCTGGGTTCCCGTACGTCCGGCTTGAGGTTGGCCTTTTTCGCCATCAACTCGTCGTACGCCACGGCTTTGCGCAGAATGACAACAGCCCGCGAGTCGGTAACTCCGGCCAACTCCTTTGGGGAGTAGCCGTAGGTCTGACCCGCCTGGAGGAGAGCGG